ATTTTATATTTTTTAACTTCAAAAGTATTGACAAACGGACAAAAATATATTATCTTTGTTGTGTAATCGAAAGGGAAATACTTCTTAATTCATTACACATTATTATATTATTGTTTAACTTTCTAATTTTTTTATTTATGGAAACAAAAAATTTTTTAGACGAATTGTTAACTAATGACGTATTTGTTAAAAATTCAAATGGAAAAAAATCTTCAATCTACAAGAGGGAACTTTTCAGCGGAATGTTAGACGACGACAAAAAAAAGTTACGTCGTAAATTGAGAAAAACTTTACAAAATAAGTTTTTAGCCACTTTTCTAACAATTCGAAAAAACGAAGTTGAACTAAAAAAACTTTCCAAAATATGGAATGATTATGCAAACAAAGTGTATAACAATATTAATGTAGTTTGTGAATCTAATACAGATTTGGAAACGCAAAAACTAATCAAGCAATTTTTAGAGGCAATGAATAACGTTACAAAGTAATTATAAATTAGTAGGGGGAATCTATCCCCCTACATAAAACTAAATCAAAATGAAAAGAGAGAATAAGAAATATATTAATTTTGTGCGAAAAGAAGTACAAAATGAAATTAATGTTTTTCAAGAATATTTTACAACTCCAATTTTTGAAAAAAAAGTAGTTTACAAAGACGGAAATAAAGTATATATTTGTTTTAGGGATAACGAAAAATTTTTAGAAAAATTTAATCAAAATTTTTATAAAGACCTAAAAAGAAAAATACTTATTTCTATTCGTTCTAAACTTATACGTGATAAAAAATTTAAGTTAAAACAACTAATAAATTTTGAAAGAAAAAATGTAACTGCAATTATTTACGAAACCTTATAAATGTAAAGTTATGAGTAGATTAAGTTTAATTTTTGGATTTGTAAATAAATTCCAAAATCAAATCGAAAGAATCGACTTTGATATAAATTCAAATGAAGAAAAACAAATTGCAGGGATAGTGCAATTAAACCAAAATGCAAACCTAAAAGAAATGAGAAATTATTTAATAAAACAAAAAATAAATTCTTTATTTGATTATTGGGAAATTGACAAAGAAAGATTGTTTATCGAAATGGAATAATATTTTTTAGTTAATTAAGTTAATAGGGGGACAAATTTTGTCCCCTATTTTTTTACATTATTTTGTTAAATATTGGACACCCTACCCCCTTCCCAAAGCCATAACTTTTAGAGCCCATAGTAATGGGAACCCAGGGGAACCAAAGAGAGAAGAGAACCCAACACAACAACAAATAACCCCATAGAAACCTCCGAAAACCAATAACAACCAATCCATAATAATCCATAACCAATAACACCACCCCCTCTCTAATCAATCCAACAAAACCCAAATTATCCTTCAAACCCAATTTCAAAAAAAAATCCCAATCCCCCAATAGTAATGGGAATCCCAATCTCTATTTCAATTAAAAAGGGCTACCTCCAAGAAAATATAAATATATCTTCAAAGAGATAACCCTAAAATAAAAACTAAAACTCTAGAAAAGAATATAAAGAATAAATCCTATGCCATATAAAATAACCATAACTGAATTCCATAAATCCTTATTGAATACTTTATTCAAATGGTCAAATACAATTGAGATTAGGTTTAATATTAAAACCAGGGAAAGGATTACCACTAATATAATGGATTTCTCATCACCAGCAAAATATTGCATTAGGAAAAACCCAAAAGAAAATCCAAAGAGTAGATTTATAATATCCCTTGTCATCCTGTTACTTTTATATCAAATAAATCTTCCATTTCCTCTATGGTAATTCCAAGGTATTCCAATTCCAATCTAAGGATATCAAATTCCTCATCTGTGGTTTCAGATATACTGGTTTCCGATAAATGCCTGAATGTAATATAATTATTAAAGGATAGGATATTCCTATTATTATCTACACTTAATAGGACCTTGAAATTAATTGCCATATCAGATGATATAGAATTTATAATTCCAATAAATTTACTAAATTTAGCTGTACCTTTGATGGTAACTAAGGTTCCTTTTTCTAATTCCATAACTTATAAACTTTTTTTAAAAAATCCACTATCAATTAATTCAACTATAATAATTACTATCAAGGATGCTGGACTAAGGACTACAAGGAATAAACCCCATAATAAATCTCCAATAGTACATTTATCATTCCATTTTAATTTGATTAGAATAGCTGAAACTATTATTACACTAAGTATGCAGTATATTATAACCCAGGTCATTGCTTATTCCTCCCATTCTATCTTTTGTATTCTAATAACATTAGCTGTGGTTTCTCTTGCAATTTTCTCGGCAGTTTCTTTATCATATATGGCTTCTTTATGAATAATTATCCATCCCTCTTTCTTTTCAGTGGACATCATAAGGTTAAGATTATTATCATGCTCATCACATATACCATCAATATCATACTGATACGCATTTTCTTCTGAATCACAATTTATAATAGCAACAATTGGAAAGTTTTTATTGTTTAAATCAAAGCAAATAATCCTTGCCTTTCTACCATCTCTCGTGCAGACTGGTTTGCCTGCTTTGGCTGCTTCAAGGTCAAAGGGTTTCATCTTTTGCATATTGATAACTTGTTCAATATTTTTATGGTGTTTAAAACGAGGATTATTCTTCATATCCTCTTCTGAATATTCTCTTTCTTCCATATTTTCTTTGTTTTGTTTAATTTCTACAAATATCTCATCTTTTAGGCATGAATATGCAGGATAATGATTTATATAGTAACTCAATTTGCAGTTTCTTGAAAAATTATCATAAAAAGCACAATTATTACAAAGAGAATCAGGGACCTTTATTTTCTGATATGATTTATTCTCTACCATAATCGGGTTCCCAATCTTTTCAAGTTTCCTGAAAACTACAGATTTATAATCTTTCCTATAAGGTGGTAAACAATTTCCTATTATATTAAGTACATTATTACAACAAATATTATTATGTGTATTGAAATGGCATATAATACACCCATACCCAGTATTCTCAATACATTGGTACCAATTATCTTGATAATTAAATATTTCACCTATTTTTCGTTCCATAATTCCAATTGTTTCCTTCCCCTTTTTTCCTGTAATTCATATACATTTTCATATAAGTCTCTAATCTTCTTAAAGGTAATTTTAATTTTTCTAGAACCTTCTAGTTTTACACTTACCCTTTCCATATAACCTCTAGTTTCAAAATTACTTCTATATCCCAAAACTGTTGTATGTGAATAACCAAGGTCATTTATTAAATCCATAAAATCAAATTTTTCACCTACTGGTATTTGATTAAATCTTTTCCTAAGGATATCAAATTTACTCATAATATTAATTGTTTTATATTGAATATGTCTACTATATCTCAATTTGGTTATAAAAAAATTCCTCTACTTGGAATAGAGGAATTGAATAGTAAAAGAAGGAAGAACCAAATACTTCTTTTATCTTAAAATTTCAATATTAATACATTCTAATCCCCAAGATTCTTCCATACTGGGGTCAAAATTACCAGTTGTAGAGATTTGTAAGCCACCAAACATAAATTTTTTACCAGTAGAACTTGGGGAAGTAGAAGTAAGGTATACAGTAGTAAAATTTCTTTGTAAAGCATTAGCATTACTGGGGTCAAAATCAATACCGTGTAAATCAACATATTTATTGTCACTTACCATAATATTACAATATCTTGTTGAAGTAACAATATTCTGAATAACAGAACATGCAAATAGACGTACCAATGGTGTATTATCACTTCTAGTAACATATATATCAAATGCAATATCACTGGGGGTTAATGATTTAGCTGACATACTATTGAATACATTGGTCAAATAAAATGCCATTTCTTTAGTAATAGCAGAAAATTTTACTTCAAACCCATCTAATTTTTCTTTGGGTATAATTGGGATTATTATCATACTGTTCTATTTTTTAGGTTATTTTTTTTGGTTCTTCATATCAAAATAGTATATACAAAAAAACCACCAATATTTTCTCAAACCTTGGTGGCAAACAGTGAAACATAAATTCAGGAACGAGGTAAACATAAACTCATAGATGAGTTTCTTTACTATGGTTTTTAAAAAGTGTTATTACTGTATATAATAGTAAACTAAGAATTAATACTGGGGATATCATAAAAGTAATTACCATTATAAAAAAATGCCTTATATTATTCTTTGTACCTTTTACACCTGATTTCCTAACAGTATAATCTATTGCTATGGTTAATATTAACCCAATAAAATATATAATAATTAAAATTTTCATTGCCATAACCCTATACTGTTGCTAGAAATGAAAGGAATAATCCACCAATAATTAAAGCAATGATTACCAATGGTACAAAAAAGGTTCTAAAATTAGAACATTCTTCATCTAAACCTTTAAATATAGCCCAAATACTAAAAAAGCTATCTGTTGTTACTTTGTCAAATTTCCTTAGGATTAAAAAATCCAACATCCTTCTAATCATAAGTATTTTTCCTCCATTTTTCTAAGTTTATTGTACAATTTAACCACTGATTCATTAGGTAATTTCCCTAATCCTTCATTAATTTTACCCAAAATTCTGGGTATTCTTTCCATGGATAATAAATAATTATATTTATCCTCATCAAATAGTTCAACCTTGAACTTAGAAGTAACAATACTGATAATATTTAGGTTATTATCTATGGTCATTCCATTATTAAGTTTGTATTTATTACCTTTTAATACAGAATCCACCAAAGCTTTTTCATAATGTGCTGGTCCAGTTACCAATAAAGCATCTTTTTCTTTAAGTTTCATATTTTTTGCATTATATAATTAAATTCAATAAGAAGTAGTATTTCGCAATACCTTTGTTGTATAATATATAATCTCTAAAACTTATAAAAATCATGGGTAAATTAAGAGTACTTGGAGTATGTGGAGCTCAAGGAGCTTTATTATTCCCTTTTAAAAAGTATTTAATCAGTAATATTGAACCAAGAGCAGTATTTCATACAAAAAATGAAGAACAATGGAAATTAAATTTTGGTGAAATACCTTTTAAAAGAGACCTTGAATCATTTAAAGGCCAAGTAGATATTATAATTGGTTCCCCTTCTTGTGGTCATTCTAGTGTTTTTAGTTATTCAAGGAAGAAAACCCTTGGTAAACCAAAAAAAGATAAAACTTTGAATCTATTTTTAACCTCTTTGAGCATGTTTAAACCAAAAATATTCCTAATGGAAAACCTCCCAAAACTTTTTGATTTAATTCCAAGAGAGGAATGGGAAGCAAAATTGCAAAATTATCACCTAATTGTCCATTGCCATTCAGTATTTGATTTTGGTAATTCACAAAAATCACGAAAAAGATTAATCCTAATTGGTATTAGAAAGGATTCTAATATAAAAGTATCAAACTTTGAAAATATTTTTCCAGTATCAACTCCAATGTTAGTATCAGAAATTGAAAAACTGATAAGAAAGGACATTAATTTCAAAGAAAATGATGATAAAAAATTAGCCATGTACCATTATTCTGATAAATCAAAGAAAACCCTAACAGTAAAGGAAGTAAAAAATCTTTGGTTGGGTGAATTTAAAAAAGAATATAAATGGCCAATGAAAAATACCAAAATGAAAACTCTTCCAGGAGTGTATAGAAATAGAAAAAATAGTTATCCATTAACTGTAAGACCATCAAATAGGCAATTTAATCCTGATGGGGATATCATGGGCCTAGAAGAATATAGGATTATTATGGGATTCCCAAAAAGGTTCAAGGTATATATGGATACTCAAAATTTAAATTATTGGCTCAATAAAGGAAGAAATACATTAACAAAAGGCTCAGTTTATGAAGTTGGAGTATGGTTTAAAAAATGCCTGAAAAAACAATTCAGGAATATGGAAACCCCCTAACGCGTACGTATGCGCTTATTAT